TTCATTAATATCTGATTCAACTTTCTTCAGGTAAGGAATGATGGTTTCCTCATACAAGGCAAGCCTAGCCTCTGCGACATTGCTGTATGTTTGGCTATCTGGGACACCAACTAACTGACTAGGCACGCCAAAACACAAAGCTATATCTGTAGCAGACATATGCTTCATGTTTAGAAAGTCCATATCTCTAGGCGAAAGCCCCATCTCCCTCCAATCAAAGTCGCCCTCAAGAAGCAAAGGTCTTCCTGCGTTTTTGCTACCCTGAAAGCGTTGATTGAGGTCTGTAAGAAGCTGCTGCCGCTGTGATTCGGAAAGCTGCATTTGGTAGCCTTGATCGTCTTTAGGCTTGAATATAACGGCTCCGCTTGGCCTAGCACCGTTTTCTAGGAGGTTTATGTTATGCCTTGTTGCAGAGTTATGCTGATCTACTTCTGTTGCTGCCGCAGTTAGTGGAGAACAGCCGTAATAATCATCCATAGGATGCCACAGTTTTACTTGTTTAAGATCACTGAACCCATTCTCTTGGTCTACATCATAAACAGACTGAACTCTGCCATTAATGCTGTATTCATATCTTTCTGGAAATACACCACCTGTTCTGCCTTTAATTTCAATTCTGTCCGGCCTTAACAGATGAAGCTCTCTTGGAGAGCCACCAATGCCTGTAATCCGCATAACATAAGAGTTTCCGCTCAATAGCAGATATCCGTATAAGCTGTTAAAAAACTCTGAATAACTTTGTAGAGGGTTTGGTCTGTTAAGTAAGGCCATAGCTGGATGGCTCTCTATAATTTCATCACCGCTTTTAAGCATAAAAGGAACTGCTGATGCCCCTTTTGATATCTCGCTTACGCAACGAAAAACTATAGCGTTCTTTAAGTATCCTTCAACCGCAAGGTCATCATACTTAAACATTTTGGATGTAGTGCTATTAACCCCGAAATAACCGACCATTGGCCCCTGTTCTTTCGTTAGGGTTGGTTTCTGTGTGGATGTAAATATATTTCTAATATTATCAAGTAGAGCCATTAGCTTATTCTCCAAGCAATATCACCGCGAGATTTGTTTAGTTCAGACAAACCCCATACAAGAGCATCTAGTCTATCTGGGGAAGGCTTAGGTCTCTCGCCCGTGTAAGTACACATTTGCGTTTCAAGATCAGCAAACACGCCGCAATGATGAACTCTTCCTTGTTCGTATAGAGCCGCTACTGGTTCTGCTCTAACCATCTTTCCTCTTGTTGCGTGAACTGACTTAAATCTTGCCCCTGTATCAAGGGTTCTAATTAACCTTTCTACTAAATCGCCGCCATTGTTTACCTCGGCAACGATCTTATCAGCCTCCCACTGATAAAATAGATCAATAGCTAATTGACCCCATTGATCCGGCTTATACTTGCCCGACTTGTCATCAATGACATAATACTCGTTATTTGCATCCTTTCCCACCACAACAATACCTGTTTCATCTGAGCTATCCCCTGCTGTAACTGCTGGATCAACCGCAATAATAATATTTGTTATTTTTTCCGTAACATTTGTTATTTTTACTCTTTTTGAATCAATCAAAGAAGGAGTCCAGAGCGCACCTTCCATAGCGTCTATAACTTCCGCGTAAAGCTCTTGTCGCCCTAGCGTCGTGCCTTCATACTTGTTTTTAAGCATCTCAAGAGTGCTGTTAGCTAGGTTTTCCTGATTCTCAAAAGTAGAGCCAGTAGTGATGCAGCAATCATCTCTCTGCATAAGATTTCTTATTATTGGAGTAGGTTTTGGTGTTGTCGTAATTACACATCTAGGAGAATTACCCAATCTTAGACCAAACATAAGCTGGTCAAATGTTTCTGGATACCTCCATGCAGCAAGCTCATCACACCAAGCTCTATGAAACTGAGGGCCACGCAACCTATCCGGTTCTGTTGCACTAAAGCCCATAATAATAGAACCGTTGTAGAGTCGTATCTCTGAGGCAGATGCATTATATCCCTGCCCTCTCCCGCTAAGAAGAGCGCCCTCCGGCAACATTTTTAGCATCCCAGAAGGCCCGTTAAACGCTACTCTGCGCAAATCTCCAAAAGTGGGGGTAACTATAGCTACTTGTGATTCAGGGTTTCTGAGTGCGTACAAGAGAGCGTCACTAGCTCCCGTGAAGGTTTTGCCCCAACCTCTTCCGGCTAGAATTAGCCAGATGTGCCAATCTCCGCTTGGTGTAAGTTGTTTTGGTCTAGCCTTGTTTAGCCATTCAGTGTACAGATTCGCTGTCGCTTTGTGACCTTGCTGCCGCAAGCTCGTCAAGTTGCTCCATAACTGCTCTGAAGGCATCGGGGTTGCTGACATCCGCTGCTACCTTTGAAATCTCTTGTGCTTCGCCTAGAGCTAATTTACCTATCTTCTGCGCGTTAGCTGTAGTCGCTGATAAATGGCTCATAACGTGCGCTGGCAAGCCATCATATTCTGGATTTGTCCTTTCCTCATCCATGTGTTTCTGTATCTTTCTTCCAACCACGTTAAGCATTCCCATCGCTAGCTGCATACAAGTATCATCAAGCCGCTTTGAATCCTGCACCAATCTACCCATTCTTTCTTCGTCCAGCTTGTCCTGTAACTCAGATTGATACTGATTCTTCTGCTTTTGCCAGTTAGCATTCTTGCTTTTGGTGTATAAGGTTCTTTCTGCAACATCATGCCGCTTTGCGAGAGCTTCTATCGTGGGGTATTTACGAGTTCCATTTGCATCCACATAGCCATGAACGAACTCATCCCTTATTGAACTCTCTAACTCATCAGTGATTTTTTTCGTCATTACCGTTACCCTTTTCCGCCATTTTCTGCTGTTTTCGCAAGCGAATCTGCTGTTTGCTTTCCCATGCTTTCGCGTATTCTACATTTTCAAAAAGTTTAGAAAAGCCCGTTATGTGCTTCAATCTTAACAACTCTTCAGGCTCCATACCAAGGTGATTGCATATTGCGGCATCCTCCCACCCGTTTTCAAGCAAAGAGAATACCATACTGCTCATTCCAGATATGCTGTGACTACCTCTTGCCCGATTGTGACGTACCGTTGCAGCCATACGCTCATTAATGCCTTTTTCAATCACGACCACGGGTAAACATCCCCCTGTGGAATCACTAATGTCTTTGTTGTTCTTGCAAGTGAAATACCTGTGAAAGCCGTCAACAATGACGTACTTACCCCGTTTTTCGTCCCATATAGTCACGATAGGCTGAGTATAACCATCATGTTTTATTGAGGTATATAACAACCGCATCTCCTGTGTAGCAACGGAGTTAGGGTTGTAGTCATTTGGCTCTATGTCCTCAACAGGAATCCACTGCACCATGCTTATTGGATGATCTTCTTGTGCCATTAATCTCCTCGCTGCTCTTTCTTGATATATTTCAAATGACTCTCAGGAAGAGACCAATCAATAGATAAGCCACGCTTAAATTTCAAAAAATTTGCCCCTTGAGGTCTGTTGTTGAAGTTATGAAGCTTTGTAAAGTAATAATCATTGGATAGTACAGTTTGAACTTCACAGCGATATCTCTCTTCTGGTTGATTCATATCTGCGTACTTATCGTCATCCCAAGCAAATCTTTTGCGGAACAACTCTTGCTTCTCGTCTGGTATAAGATTTTCAACTAGATAATCCCTATACTCCGACCAGCTTGAGAACATATATGGCAACTCCGTAACTGTGAACATATCCTCTTTGGTGATGTGTCTTGCTTGACCGATCCCTTTTAATCTTTGTGTTAGCTTATTCCAAGTTTCAGGCTCCATCTCTTGCAGATAAAAAAGCTGATCGTAAGCGGTCTCATGATGCAAATTGGAAACACGCATCTTGATAGGGGATATCCCATACCGATAGAACTGGTCGTATATGGTGCAGTACGGCCACCCATTTTTGTGAATAGCTTTCCAAATGTCTCGCCAACCCCAATCATAAATAGGATAAAACGAAAACTGCTCAACCTCTTTGTCTATGATTTTTCCCCATGTGATGTGCTTATAGGTCGCATGGTAAGTCAGTGTGACATTCCGGCTAGGGCTTTCTTCCGCACGAACACCTCCAAAAAAAGCAACACTCTGATCTGGATACTCAACAGCAAGAAACCGATCAAACATTTTTCCAAAGCGATCAGTGTCATATTTATTGTCCTTGATAGAGATTTCTTCTTGTTCCCGCATCCAGTTTTCGCCTTCTGCCCAACAGTTAAGCCAACTGTTTTCTGCGGATGTAGAGTTAAATAGACGAATCGGAACCTGAAGCCAGTATGGCTTGACTCTGGGGTCGCTCATAACCGTTCTTGTGTATCTCACAACCGCGCCCCATTCTGCCTCTTGATCCACGAAACAAACAGGAACAGGAAGCCGCCCTTGTTCTTCTGCCACCTTGAGAACCAGATTCAAGATTACAGTTGAGTCCTTGCCTCCGCTGAACCAGACCCCAAAACTATCAAATTCACTAATGACATAGCGTATTCTCTCCAGAGCTTCTTCATATACGTTGTTTTTTAAGTAGACTCTCATCTGCCGATCAAGAACTTATCATACTGAGTATATGAGTTAATTGAGGTCACCGTGTTTTCTGTCTCATTCCAATTTATGTTTGAAACCGTTTCGTCATCCACGAAATATGGACTAACCCGTGGCCTAAAATGCGAGTGTCGCATCACGCTCTGAATTGGTAGATGGTCAACAACATTCGGGAAAGGGACTTTTACTCGCCTCTTTGTTTTGACACACCACAGCGAAACACGACAGTCATCATGTTTAAATTCTGGTTTTATGTTTGCCTTTTCCCAAGCCAAGAACTCGGAAACCAGCTTTACGGGCATCAGAACTGCACAACCCCACACGCCTTCCGCTATTCCCCATCTTGCCGTTTGATCC